TGCCGGTCTTGTGTGCGTTGCGGAAGCCCTTGTGCCTTGTGTCAAATGACTGCTGTAGGGCTTTCATTTCCTCGAAGGTTAGTTCTTCTGGGAACTCGATAATGCCCTGAGTCGTTGCGCCCTGACCAAAGAACCGGCTGGCGTAGGACTCTAGCGCCATAGCTAGCCCGAAGTTATCCTTTAGAGAGTCAATCCTGCTCACTCCGCGTAGCGTTCCCGGTCTAACCACATCAGGTATGAAAACAACATCCTCTGATGTCAGCACTCTTGGCTCACCTTCGACATGATACATAACTCGCCCTAACCCATTACGGCTTACGCGAACCTTGGCAGGATCCATCACAATCATGTTTACGATCTTGTTGTTCTTGCGGTAAACCCTCACAAACGCATTACCGTCTAGAAGTAGCGATACGATTATTGCCCCATAGAAGGCTTGGCGCGTTGTGTCTACATCTGGCTTGGCGATCCACTCCGGTCGTGGTCGCATCGCGATCCTGTTACCATCTCGGCGGACATAAGCATCTAGGGGCAGTGTCGAAACTGTATCGCTTATCAGCGCAACTGCGCTAAAGATTGCATTGACCCTGAACGCGGTGTCTTGGTTTATGACTGTGCCACTTTGCGTGCCGACTTCCATATCGTCGCCGGATCCCCAGATGGTCTGGTAGGAAATGGATCGCTGCTCAAAAAGATTTCTCAACATTATGACTTCTCCAAACTAATGCCGAAAGCCATAGCCAAAAGACCTGCGACTATCAAACCGGCTGGTGGGAAAATTATACCGACTCCGACTGAGAATACAGTCGCTCCGGTCACTTGGATTATGTTTGCTAGCATCTCTACCTTCAAATGTAAAATTGGGGGACTTTCCGTTCTGGTTCTGGCTCTCTAGTCTGCAAAGCTCTGTCTACAGCTATGATACCAGCTACCGCTGCATCTATCCTTCGCGGTGAGTGCCGGTGCTCTTTTACGATCCTCGGTCCATACTGATCCACCTTCACTATGGCGTTTGCCAAATGCCTTGTCACGAATGGGTTGCCATCGTGTTCGATCCTTTCTTCGGACACCTGCTCATAAAACTTTTGGCAAGCCGGCACCATACGCCTGACAGAAGTGGATGGATACTCCACGATTGGCACACCCTTTTCCTGCAACACAGCCATAGATCGCTGCCAACGGAAGGGGTCACACGCGACCTCTAAGGTCTTCGGATAATCTTGGCAGAACTTTAGGATTGTTGATTCAACCTCTAGGGAATCCACGCGCCACTCATCACCATCGTTGGGCTGCTTTTCCCAAGCCTTCACCAGAAAGACATACGGCTTTTCGCCTTCCGACTGGGGAACTCGGCAGCCAACAATAACTGTGCAGTCCTGATTGAACGATCCATCAAATCCCAACACATACTCCGCTTCCGGATCCAGCTCTTGTGGCTTAGCCAAGGTTTCCCAAGCGCCACTGGGCAGCCATGCATTCTGTGAGCTGACCCACTGGTTGCAACGCTTAGTCCTAAACTCGGCTTCCGGCGTGCGCCTAGCCATAGCCTCGAAGTCTTCGGTTGAATTTAGATCGCCGTATCCTGGGTTTGCTTCATTCCAAGTTTCCGGTGATAGGAAGTTAGCCTCTGCCTTTGGTTCCCACCACGCCATAAAAAAGTTCTTGTCTTCGACTTCTTTCCTAGCGACCTTTTGCCCATACTGATAAAGCGAATAAGCGATTGAGTCTCTACCGCTGTTGTCCGACTTCACGCCAGCAGTCGTTATCGAAAGCAACATCGGCTCACGCCTAGCACCCATACCCAATGCCATAACATCAAAAAGCTCGCGATTAGGACTGGCGTGAAGCTCATCAAATACGACAAAAGTCGGAGACAAGCCCTCCTTTGAAAATGCTTCCGCCGACAAAACTCGGTATGTGGATCCGGTTCCGAGGACTTCGATGGCATCCCTATAAAGTTTGGTGTTGGCGCTTAGATCTGGATTCCCCTCGATCATCCGCTTAGCTTCGCTAAACACGATACGCGCTTGCTCCTTTTCGGCAGCGCAAGAATAAACTTCGCCACCATCGTCACCTAAGAACAGCGACCACAAAGCAAGGGCAGATCCCAACGCACTTTTACCATTTTTTCTAGGCATCCCTACAAGGGCTGTCCGGTGAATGAGCTTGCCCCTTTCGTCTTGAACAAACAGCGATTTTAGCAATTCCTTTTGCCAGTCTCTAAGAACCAGCGCATCACCAGATCGACCGGCTATGGTGTCTTTCGTTTGCAGCCCATAAGCATCTATGAAGGCAATTACTTGGTCAGCGCGGGTCATGTCCCCATCTACAGGGGTGAGCCACTTAGGAGGCCAGCTAGACATCAGACCTCATTCCCTTTAGCTCTGCTAGTTTGCTTTGGCGTTTTACCTCAGCTAATCCGAGCCTAGTGCGCTCCGCTGGGTTTAGCCCCAGCTGCGCCAGATTCCCCACTATGGCTTTTTCAAGTTCCCTAAGCGCTCGGCGATCTTTTGGAGCGCTATCTGTCAAGACCTTTGCCCTAAGCGCACCGCGCTCGTCAATCATTTCAGCGGTCATTAGCATGATCTCGTAATCCGTTGTCGGGCTTATCCATAGCCCACCTATTTCCCAAACCTTGTTCCAAAATGCCAGCCCTTGCGTGAACAACTTCCGGTCGGGATCCGGTATCCCCAATGCTGCTGGGATAGAAACAATTTCTTTAGAGTCAGTCAATGGTCGCTTTCCGGGGTTTCCGATCGCTCTCTTTTGCTCGACCGGCTTCGGTGGTCTGCCTCTTGGCATTAGGGCTTTCCCAGCTTGATCTGGGTAATGACCTTTAGCCGTAGGTTTAGTATTCCGTTGGATTTGGTGTAGGTCTTAGCTAACTCAGGGTAAGCATCAGCTAATTCAAACAAAGCCTTTTGGTGATCCTGCTGACGATCGCTAATGCCCTTGTCTTTTAGCTCCGCATCTATGCCGCCCTCGGCGAAGTATTTGGTAATCGGGCAAAGGTAATCTATACGCACGACACTGCCGTTTAGGATGTAGCTGCGCAGGGTTGTCTCATAATCATCACCGCTGGATCCCTCTGTAACACGCTCGCCCATGATCGCTGGATCACCGGCGTAGTTTCCGTAGATGTTTCCACAGATGTATCTAAGCCCTACGGTGATCGTGTCTTTTAGGAAGTAGCCGTTGGCAACTGGGTTGATACCCCAAAGGCGAGCGCCAGACTTTTCGCATACGGTAAAGCCTATTTCAGCAAGTTGGTCAATCGTGCCTTCATAGTCCTTTAGCTTTTCGCCATCTTTTACTTGAATGTTGTAGATGTCATCGTCTATGTTTAGTATTGGCGTGCCGGTGGCATAGTGCTTATGATAAAAGCGCTGGGCGTTTACCTTACCTTCTTGGGCGATCTCTATGTTGAACTCGTCACCAAACACCGCCCGATAAGAAACAAGCTCATCTAGATTTGCGACCCAAATTGTTATGCGTTTTTTATCTGCACCTAGTTTCAACAGTGTGGGTATAGTTGCTTTTGCTAGTATCCCAGCCCTTTTATAGCTAGGTATAGCGATCTCGTAACTCATTGAAACTCCTGTGTGTGTAGGTTTCCGAAAAGTTTAGTCCACTATTCGGGTGTCCCCATTAGATCTACCGCTGGGGATCTTGGCTTTTGCAGCCTCTAGGCTGGTATCTTTCATACCACGCTCACGCTCAGCCCTGCGCTTACGCGCTTCTCCTACCTCAACTGCGTAGGTGTGACAATCCTTCATACCACGCTTGGCGTAAAACACTATCGAGTAACGGTATCCATCTTTAGATCTTGGAGACAGTGGTGTGACACCATGAACATAAGCATGACCGTTGAACCACAGCGCCCATCCGTCTCGGCAATTTATAGTGATACCGAACTCTGGCATATGCAGGTTTCCGCCATCTATCCCTCGCCTTACGACCGGCATAGCCGACCAAGTATCGAAGTTAGATCCATCCCGGTGATAAGGCAGCGCGGAGGCTTGGTTGATTACGCCTGATGTCCAGAGCGCATCTTCCGTCAGCCTCCATTCCGGCAAGACTTGTTCTAGCAACTCTCGATCGTGCTCAAAAACTTCTGGTAACTGCTCCTTTAGATAGTCCCCTAAGACACCGGCTGTAGCGTTTAGGATCATCTGTGCCTCCGGGCTTTCCCAAGACAGTGAGGTGGGCGTGCAGCTCTCGCGCTTTAGCACTGCGGATCTGTTAGTAAACCCAAAAATCCTAGATACATTTCTAGTGCCACTGGCTCTAAGCGTGGTTGAATACTTGGTGTCTAGGACAGCCCTGCGCAAGTCAGTTATCTTCTCTGGGTAAGGCGCATAAACTAAAACAGCTTCTCCGGTCGCGCGGTCGCGATAGATCCCTGCCTCGTTTAGATTTGGCTCATGCTCACCGACTGTATCGCCTACAACTTTGTTAGCTTCATCGCCATCTAGCACCCTGTCTAGAAAAAACTCCGGTAACTTACTCACCCAACTTCTCCTTTATCATCGCTTGAACTGTGGTGGCGTTGTCCTCGGTTCCCATTTTCTTGGCAATCGCATCTAACCCATCTACCATTTTCGCATACTCCTCGTTTGGGTAATACAAAATAATGGCACGAACAGCGCGGTTGGCGTAGCGCTCTAGGAACTCGTCATAGCTGCTGTCCTTTTTTACCTGTGTATCTGTATCTATTTGAACGCCGGATGTATTCCCAGCCGGTGTCAATGTTGCTGGGACTGCCAGCATTTCTGTCTCGTCTAGCAAGGCTCTCATGTCCTCAACCTCAACTTGACTAAATCCAATGTTGCCTAAGTCAGAATCATCTATAGCGTCAAAAGCAAATACCAGTTCTTCTAGATCCCACTCGCCTAGCTGCCCGATACGGTTGTCGGCAACGCTATACGCGGTGGCTGTGGTTTCATCATCCTCGACCCAAACTACAGCGATCTCATCCCAGCCCAACTGCTTAGCTGCTAGATACTGGTGGTTGCCGGCTATGATCTCCCCCGACCCCTTCCGCACGACTATGGGCTTTCGTTGCCCGAAGCGCTCATAACTCTTAGCTATAGAATCTACATCGCCTTTTCGGGGATTGTGTTCGGCTTGTTTTAGGCGCTCCAAACCAACTGCAAGGGGTTGAAGGTCTTTAGCTATCTTGCTCATAACACCGGCTTTCACTAGTCTTTACCACTCCTTACAACACTAACCTAAAAAAGTTTTATTTTCGCGATTATACGCAAACGGC